AAAGCGAACAATTTGGTTGCCAGTATGAGTCGCCGAGGCAACTGTCATGACAACGCCGTGGCCGAGAGCTTTTTCCAGCTTCTGAAACGGGAACGGATCAAGCGGAAAATCTACACCTCGCGGCAAGATGCTCGTAGTGATGTGTTTGATTACATCGAGATGTTCTACAACGCAAAACGCCGCCATGGTTTCAACAATCAGCTGTCACCGGTAGAGTTTGAAAAGCGTTACGCAATGAGTTTGCAAGGTGTCTAAAGAATCCGGGGCGATTCAGATGGCCGCACGCAGCGGATGGTAAAGTCCGGGCTTAATTTAGGGAGATATCCAATGAAAGGCTTCGGTACATTTGCCCTGATAGTGGGCATATGCTGGTTAGTTTTCGCGCTAAGCATGGACGTCTCAGTGTCAACGGGCATGGGAAGAGTTAACAACCTTGGTCTCATGGCAGACCGCCAAGTACACGCGATTGTTGGCGGGATGATTGCCCTGGCTGGTCTCGTGATGCTGATTTTAGGTGGCAAGGTGTCAACCTCTGCCCCTTCAGCGCTAGCCGAGATGGATACTCGCCACTGCCCTCTTTGCGCCGAAACCATTAAAAATGCTGCCGTCAAGTGCAAGCACTGCGGGGCAGAGATTGAGGCTGTGTCGCGAATCACTCCTGCTGTGGGCTGGACGGTCCGCATACCCTGCAGGCCAGGAATGGAGTTTGAGGCAACGCAGAAAATAGTGAGTTCGGATGGCTGGCCTTGCGATAAGCCTGATGGCGCAGTGGTCGTCATAGGTCCCTATGCAGAAAAGCAAGATGCCGTAGAGGTCCTGAAAAATTTAAGAGTTAGCCACTCAATTTTCGGGGAGCTCTCTTATAAAGCATAAAGTGGGAAAAGCCTTTTTCAGCCGCAACGTAGCCCGCTCAATGCGGGCTTTTTTTGGTCCGCACGAAAAATATGTACTTTTGGTTCTTGTTTTTAGTGAACCATTAGTACATATTTATTCACAGGCCACGAACAAACAGCTCAGCAGCGAAGGCTGCACCGCTCTTTAACAAGCAGCGCCATGAACGACTACCCGGCCTGTCCGGTTAGGTCACTCCCGGCTCCATCGGTGGGAGGTTAGTAAACCGATGAACAAAACCGCACTTGCCTCTACCGGCGACCGGCGATCCGACAGGCCCGAAAGCCTGCCCACGCGCAGCCCACTGCGACGGCGGACGAGGTGTTGACCGAACTGAGTGAGTGACCTGGTAAGCGGGTGCGGAGATACACGGATTTTTTCACCGATGCACCTGATGACGGGTGCATTGGGAAAACAACCCGGAGATACGCAATGGCCGAAGCAGCCGCAACAACGAAGTGCACTCGATGCGGTAAGCCCGCAGAACCAGCCATCTACCGAAACATCATCGACCGCGCCTACTGCTCTGTCCGCCGGAAGCAATACGTACGCCAGCAGAGCTTGCCGTTCTGCAGCGAAGAGCATGCAAGCCATCACCAAATGAGCTGTGAAGGCTGATGGATGTCACTGGCTGGCCTTGGCAACAGGGCCAGATGGGAAATCAACCAAGGAGTAGGACAATGCTGATACTCACCCGCCGCGTAGGCGAAATCATCCGCATCAACGACGACATCAACATTCAGGTGCTGAGCGTAAGCGGACAGCAAGTGAAGCTTGGAATTGTCGCGCCGGCTGATGTTGCGGTTCACCGGGATGAGATTTATCAGCGGATTCAGGCCGAGCGCGAAATAAGTTCAGCCTTGGCTGTAAGCGACTAGCCCTAGCGTTGACTTCCATAACTACCTTGCCTTCCCCCGCACGTATCAGCCGGGTTATAAAAAAATTGAATTAGATAGTTGTCTTCCCGGTCAAGAATTATGAACGCAGTAAATCTGACGAGGTAACAGCAATGACTATCCAAGCAGAGACACTCGTACAGCTGACCGAAGCACTTAAAGAGCGAGGCCTAAATCTGATTTCAGATATCCACTTCACTCGCGCTCCTTATCGACACAATCATCTCTGGATCTGCACCGTGGAGTAATGATCCTGTTTGCTTAGGGTTAGCCGTTAAAGCTAACCCTTGGCGCCTCTCGCGATACGTTTCTAATCCGCACCACCCCCTCCTCTTGCACTCAGCCTTCCGCGCCATTGGCGATCAGCGGAATGATGGAATGCATCCCTCTGTATCTGAATTGACCACCTCGTCTGCCTGGAGGCGACCATGAACCCAAGTCATCGCGCTTACTGTGATGTAGCGCTCGCAATGCACCAGCGCCGAAACATGTCTGTAGCAATCAGCCTCGGACTGGTCGGCTCCACCCAGCCTAAACGTGCCCCGCGCTACCGGGTGATACCTGTGAGCGGCGAGTTCTTCCACATCGTCGATGCCCGCACCAATAAGGTGAAGGGTTTTCGGCGCGACCATAACGCCGCCTGCGCTTATGCGCGCAAACTTGAGCAGGAGTAAGCGCCATGACTGACTTTCTCGATACCGTCGAAGGCCCGGACTGGCTTCACGATGCAATCAACTCCCTGATCTGTGGCGATAACGTCACCGCGCCGCGCCCGTTCGGCAAGTCAGTTGCTCTGGTCACACCGCAATCTCTGTACGAGGCATTGGCGGAACACCTGGGCGCTCAAGAGCAAATCGCCCCGCTGTTAACCGACAACCGCGAATATCCAATTGAGCGGATGATTTGCGAAATCGTTGCCGGCGGGCGCCACGTTTATGGCACAGCCTATGACTTGGCCTGCTCTGCTCTTGGTACGCCCAAGGTCAAGCATCACCCCACAGCGCTGCACGATGTAGCCGAAGCTCTGATTCGGCCTTGGGCCAATGATTACGGTCAGGCCCGCGCTGAAGAACTGGCAGTAGACGGTGCGGCTGATCGGCTTGAGCAGCAAGAGGATGCAGCGTGAGTTCACGCCAACGCCATCGCCGTTTCGCTCTATGGCGCGGATCAGCTCCAGTCCTCGCCCAGCTCACCTTCCTGATGTTGCTCAGCATCCTCGCTGATAGCGCTAGCCAGTAACCCGAAACCTTTTTGAACGCTGCGAGCATCGCGGCAAGGATTCCTCATGTCCGCAGTAATGAAACAGGTCGACAACATAGCTGCTATGTCGGAGGCCGCACTCGTAGAAGTACTAAGCAGCAGCCTCTACCCCGGCGCAGAAAAAAACTCAGTCGTAATGGTGTTGGCGTACTGCCAAGCCGCACATCTAGATCCCATGCTGAAGCCGGTACACATCGTTCCGATCTGGAATTCAAAAACGAAAAAGATGCAGGACACCGTCATGCCGGGGATCGGCCTTTACCGCATCCAGGCAGCGCGCACAGGGCAATACGCCGGTATCAGCGATCCCGAGTACGGCCCGGAGGTTACTGCAAAGCTCTCGGGCGTTGATGTCACTTACCCAGAATGGTGCCGGGTTACGGTCAAGCGACAAATGTCCAACGGGCTTGTCGCAGAGTTCACCGCCAACGAGCGATGGCTCGAAAATTACGCTACGGCAAGCAGGGACAGCACTGCTCCAAACGCCATGTGGAAGCGCCGCTCCTTTGCTCAGCTCGCCAAGTGCGCCGAGGCGCAAGCCCTGCGTAAAGCGTTCCCGGAAGTCGGATCAGCTCCAACCGCTGACGAAATGGAAGGTAAGGCATTCGAGGAAGCACCGCGTGATATCAGCCCTCAATCACAAATCCAGTCTGAAGCGGATGCCCTACCCGCCTACTCGGACGACCTGCTCGCCGAAAACATCGTCAAGTGGCAACCATTGATCGATTCGAGCCGAACCAGCCCAGAGCACCTAATTGCCACGATCAGCAGCAAGTACACGCTGAGCCCGGAGCAAATCGAAAGAATCACCAACCTCAAAGCCCTCGATGGAGATGCAGCATGAAAATTCACAACGTAGCTCAAGGCTCCGCCGAGTGGCACGCACTCCGCGCCACTTACCACACCGCCTCCGAAGCTCCTGCGATGATGGGCGTGTCTAAGTACCAAACTCGCACAGATCTGCTTGCACAGAAGAAGACCGGCATTACACCGGATGTGACGCCGTCTCAGCAGTTCATCTTCGATAAGGGGCATGCCACGGAAGCTCTGGCCCGCCCACTGACTGAAGCGTTGATCGGCGAAGAGCTGTATCCGATCGTTGGCACGAACGGCAACCTACTTGCATCCATGGATGGCGCCACGATGCTCGGCGAGACCTTGTTCGAGCACAAGCTTTGGAATGAGTCGCTGGTCGCCCATGTGAAGGCTGGTGATTTGCCTGCGCACTATTACTGGCAGCTTGAGCAGCAGTTGCTGGTCAGCGGCGCCGAGCGAGTGATCTTTGTTTGCTCGGACGGCACCGCAGAAAATTTCGTGCACATGGAGTACCGGCCTGTCGCCGGGCGCGCGGCCCAGTTGATCGAAGGCTGGAAACAGTTCGAGGCGGACCTGACCAACTTTGAGATGGCCGAAGCGCCTTCAATCGTCGTCGGCAACGCACCTGACGAGCTGCCAGCCCTGCGCATCGAGCTGACCGGCATGGTTACCGCCAGCAACCTGAAGGTGTTTGAAGATTCTGCCCTGGCTGTCATCGACTCTGTGAAAACCACTCTCTCCACCGACCAGGACTTCGCCGATGCGAAGAAGGCGGTCAAGTGGTGCGGTGATGTCGAAGAGGCCGTGTCGGTCGCCAAGAAACAGGCCCTGTCGCAGACCCAAAGCATCAACGAGCTGTTTTCCTCGCTGGATCGCATCAGTGCCCATGCCCGCGAGACTCGCCTGAAGGTCGACAAACTGGTGAAGGCTCAAGAGCTGCTGGTGAAGACCACTATCAAGCAAAAGGCCGAACTGGCGCTGGCGGATCATATCGCCGCTATCAACAAGACGCTGGGTAAAGTCACGCTGCCTCATATCATTTCGGACTTCGCCGGCGCCATGAAGAGCAAGCGGACCATCGCCAGTCTCCAGGACGCAGTTGATACCGAACTGGCCCGGGCGAAGATCGATGCAAGCCAGGCCGCGGACAGCATTCGCTTGAACCTGACCAGTCTGGCGGAGCTCGCCGTTGATCACGCTTTCCTGTTCAGCGACGTGCAGCAGCTGGTGACCAAGGCCAACGATGACCTGGTAACGCTGATCAAATTCCGCATCTCCGAACACCAGCAGGCCGAGCAGGCAAAGGCCGACGCGAAGCGCATCGCCGAAGAGCAGGAAGCCCAGCGGCTGGCAGCCATCAAGCCAGAGCCAGTCGTGGAGAAAGTGGCGGCGCCCGAGCCAGCCCGCGCCACGCCAGTTCAGACAGCGGCACCCGTCGCCCAGGCTACAAAGCCAGTAACGAGCCACGTGGTCGAGCAGGTAGCGCTGCAGGCCAGCGTGACGGACTTCGAGGCCCTGGTGAAAGCCGTGGCATATGGTCAAGCGCCGATCAGCGTCCTTTCGGTCAACTGGGAAGCGCTCGATGCGATGGTCGCGGCGCAGGGATCAACCTTCAGCATGGCCGGGGTGACACTCGCCAAGGCGGCAGCATGATCAGCAACCACCTCAGCCTGGTCGAGCAGCACCGCCAGGACGCTTACTCGATATCGGAGCGCACGGCGGAGTTCTTGGCCGCTGGCGGGACAGTCGCGCAGTTGCCAAGCCCGCCACGCAAACCGCTGCCACCGCCCCGCTCCACCAAGATCGATCCCGAAACCATCCTCAAGCGCCGCAAGCCGCCCATCACCCGGGCCGAGCGTGAAGCGCTGCGCAAACTCGCGGAGGCATTATGAGCAAGCGCAAGACGCATAACCTGCAGGCGCGCATCGCCCGGTCGTGCCGCTCGCTACTGGCATCCAATCACGTCGCCGTGGTCAACATCGACCCCAGTGGCCGCCAGGGCATGATCAATTATAAATCGCTGAAGAACATCGCACCCGGGAAAATTGGGCAGGCAGTGTGCGACATTGCCCACCGGTGGACGATCTACCTCAGCGTGCTCTGTATTGATACTCGCGGTGACCGCTACAGCAAATCCATCGAGGTGGCGCCTGATGGTGTCTATCTCTCCGACCATCTGGAGGACGTAATCGAGCATTGCTACAAGCAACTGCGAGACGCAGCCAACCAAAACCAGATGGTAGCCTCGGGGTGGATCGCCATTCCTGAGTCGATATCGCTCGAAGAAGATCACGCAGCACGGATCTTTGAAGCGGTCGGCGCCTGGAACCAGCAAAAGGTTGCGGCATGAAACGCATAGCCCGCATCCAGCAACGCAAACGTCAAACATGGCTGGCATTGCCGGCCAGCGGAATTGAAGAGGTAGAGCATGGCAGCCGCGCAGAAAGAACGATCAGCCAGGCCTGCCGAGAAACGGCAGGAACTGGGCGAGCAGGAGTTGCGGCACACGGTCCCGTACGGTACAAGGCAGATGCTCGACGAGCTGATGCTCTGGCATGAAATCGAGGAAGTCAGCGAGGCCGTGCAACTGCTGGTGATGAATGGCCGGCTGGAAGCGCTTACCGCCGAACTGGGCGAGATGAAGGACCGGGCGACCATATGGCGACTGATCGCACACGCTCACTCGCTGGGCGCCGATCAATCCGCAAGCTACTTCAAAATTAAGCGTCACGTTTTATGCGTATCCGAAAACGTGGCACGCAAATTACGGCAAGCAGGTTTTGCCGAATCACTCCAAATGAACGCCGATGACGGCGGCGACAACGATTAAGGCTGCTTAACTTCCCGCATGTGATAGTCAGCCTTGACCTGAGCATCGTCGGAGTTGTCCGCGATAAACCAAACGGAGACATCGGCATCCTTGGCCTTCGCTCGCTGTCGCTCAATATTGACTTCTCTCTCCGTAAACGGTCCGCACGGAATGGCAGCGCCACCTTTTTGCTTGAAGCCAAACCAATACATGTTTTCCACACCTATCTCCATCCAAGCCATACATCGGTAAACCGTAATACCCCAACCGAAACCAAAATGCCACCACCGGTCACGGAGGGCCGCTCCTAAGAGCACATAGCATCAATGGCTATCCTTGCATCGCTACTTACGTCAGCTTTAGCTTGGTCTTGATCCTTCCAGACCTTGCCTGCATACCCACGGGGTGGGAGCCCTTCTATATCGAGTCTTGAGGTCACTCCACTCGGGGAGACCTTAAAGTACATTGTGAATATGCAGCCTTTGTGAGCATCTCTGAAAGAGTGAAGCATAGAGCCACCGTGATCGGCCTCAAGCCGGTCACACGTATTACTCCAATAACTACCAAATAGCCACTATGTCGCATCCGGTCACGGAGGGCGGCGCCTGACTGGAGATAATCCATGGACAAGAACACGAAGATCCTGATACCGGAAATCCCCGGCGAATGGACGCAGCGCCTGCTCTCGGGGAAAACAAACATCTGGAATGAAGCCCGACACGGCAAGCCGCATACCAACGGTTTGCCAGAGGTTCGGCTTGATCCCCCAGAAGTAGGGCTGTACGCCGAGCGAATCGATGGCGCCTGGTACTGGATCTCTGGTTGCGCAAAGTGCAACGGAAGTGGTGAGAAATACAGCTACTCGGTGTGCGTCAAGCACAACGTCTGCCGCCTATGCAGCACTCACCGCTCTAAGCTCACGGAAGCACCGTGGGGCCACCCTGAAGGCTTCACCTGCAAACCTTGCCAGGACGCAGAAGACGCCGTTGCGAAAGCCGCAGCGCTGGCCAGGGTGGCCGAGACCGACTATGACGAGTGGGATTATCGCAATCTGGGCGAATGCAAATGCCCGCACTGCGCGACGGTCATTCATATAGAGGCCGAGGACTATCGCGATCAGAACATGGAGTGCGACACCTGCGGTGGTTTATTCGAGCTACAAATCGAATTCGAACCAAATTTTACCACTACGGTGATTGGCGAGCGTGTAACCGCCTGATTGGAGAATCCGATGAGCACATTTGCAGTGTTTGGAATGACCCGCGACGTTGCGCTGGCCGAGGCCAAGAAGCGCACCAAAGGCACCCGCAAGAACTTGAAGGCACCGGGAGGTGTAGAGCCTGTTCCGTTGGCCGAATGGCTGGAGCTGGTCGAGAAGAAGACAGAGCAGATTATGGGGGGGGGGACAGTTCGCCAACTCTCCCCGCTGTTTGATGCCCCGCAGTACGCCGAGCAGTTCATTGAGCTGGCCCGCAAGACCATTCAATGCCGGGATTTGCGGATCAGAGCGAAGCGCATTATGACCGATGCCGAAGGCAAGCCAATCATCAACCCGAAAACGAAAGCGCAACGGGTTGGGTTCTGTGAGTGGCACCCTGCACAGCGTACACAAGCCGCGTAGCTACACCACTCCGCTCTACCCACTCCCATCATTCAACATCACGCCGCCCGGCGAGGTCTGATCATGTCTGCACATCAGAAGAAATACCCTTTCGACTTCAAAACCCAGTACGGCCTTGGCTTCAACCAACAGGACGATGAGATCGTCGTGGACTTCTTCTGCGGCGGTGGCGGCGCCGGTACCGGGCTGGAAATGGGCCTTGGCCGTGCTGTAACCGTCGCCAAAAACCATAGCCCTGCCGCAATTAGCATGCACACGATCAATCACCCGCATGCCAAGCACTTCACCACTGATGTGTTTGAGGGCGACCCTGATACTGAATGCGGTGGCCGGGCCGTGGGCTGGTTCCATATGTCGCCGGACTGCACCCACCACAGCCAGGCTGCCGGCGGCCAACCGCGCAAGCGCGAGATCCGCAACCTTTCGTGGATCGGTCTCAAGTGGGCAGGCATGAAGCGGCCCCGGGTGATCAGCTTGGAGAACGTGAAGCAGATCCTTCAGTGGGGGCCACTGGTGGCAAAGCGCTGCAAGTCGACTGGGCGTGTCATCAAGCTGGGTGGCGGAATCGCTGGGCCTGGTGAAGTGGTTCCAGTCGGCGAGCAGTTTCTGGTGCCCGACCCAAAACGCCGCGGCCAAACGTGGGCAGTTTTCGTGGCTGAATTGCAGCGCCTGGGCTACGCCGTCGAATGGCGTGTGATCAAGGCCTGCGACTTCGGCGCACCGACCAGCCGGGAACGCCTATTTATGATCGCCCGCTGCGATGGTCAGCCCATCGTGTGGCCTAAGCCCACTCACGCAAAAAACCCCACCAAGGGCCAGCAAAAGTGGCGCACCGCCGCCGAGTGCATTGACTGGTCAATTCCGAGCAAAAGCATCTTCGGCCGTAAAAAGGATCTGGCCCCGGCCACCCTGCGCCGGGTGGCCAAGGGCATGCGCAAGTTCGTACTGGACTCGGCCAAGCCTTTCATCGTGCCGATTGCAAACTGGTCCGGGGAAAGCGTTCAGTCTGCAGACGAGCCGCTGCGCACCGTGACCTCCTACCCCAAAGGCGGCGCCTTCTCGATTGTGAGCCCGGTGATGGTTGCTGCCGCACATGGCGAAGGCCAGTCCGGAGGCGTTCAACGCTGGGGCGCCGGAAGCAGGTCTACCGGTGAGCCGCTCGGAACAGTCACGGCAAGCGGCGGGCACTCAATAGCGGCAGCGCACCTGGTCAAGTTCAGGTTCGCCGACGAAGGCAAGGCTTTGGACGAGCCATTGCCCACTATTACCAGCGGCGGGAACTACAAGCGCCCTGCCGGCGCGGCGCATGCAATGGGGATTTCGACGGTGTTCATGGCGCAGATGAATGGCGGCTTTAACACCACCGCCGCCAAAAGCGTGCACGACCCCATGACCACAGTGACCAATACCGGCAGCCAGCAACAACTGGTCACCGCCAACCTGGTGCACTTGCGCGGTAACTGCGATGCGCGTGATTTGAATGACCCACTGCACACCATCAGTGCCGGCGGTACGCACCACGGGTTAATGACGGCATTTCTTGATCGCCAGTTCGGCGCAAGTGTGGGCCAAGCCTTGGACGAGCCAGCTCCAACAATTACAGCGGGCGGTGGCGGCAAAAGCTCTCTGGTTGAACTGCAACTGTCGCCGGAGATTGAAGCCGGTGCACTGAGGGTCGCGGCATTCCTGATCAGCTACTACGGCACCGAGAATGTGAGTGACGCCAACGAGCCGACACCCACCATCACCACCCGCGACCGTCTGGCACTGGTCACCGTGACCATCAAAGGCACGCCGTATGTAATCGTCGACATCTGCCTGCGGATGCTACAACCGGCAGAGCTGTACAAGGCTCAGGGCTTCCCGGGCGACTACATCATAGGTTACGGCGCCGATGACAAGCCCTTTACCAAAACCCAGCAGGTTCATATGTGTGGCAACAGTGTCAGCCCGCCGCCGATGGCTGCACTTGCCCGGGCGAATGATCCATGGCGAGCAATCGAGCGTCAGGCGGTGGCAGCATGACCGCGCTCCGCCGAACCGTCCGGATCAATGGCGGCCCCATGCGGCCGCTGGACTTGAACGTCATGTGCGACCAATGCAACAAATCACGTGCCCACGCCCCCAGACCAATTCAGCAAATTGCACCAAGCCCAAGCGGTTGAGCTGCACTTGCAGAACAAATAGTTCAACCTAATTGGCTATCAATGAATGTTTTCGCTGCTTCAACCGCTTCAGCTAATGCGCTTGGGTAATCAGGCCAGTTCTCGACCAATTCAGCAGCCGTAACACCGAAACCAGACACATCGCTCGCGTCAACAATATGTACTGCAGCAGGTGCGCTGTCGTTAGGCTTCATCCAATAAAATTTTAAATATACAGTCTGCCCCCTATATCGATGCGTCAACGACATCTGTTTTTCATATTGCACGAAACACACTCCTTTATTTCCAGATAGTTACATCTAGCAAGCCTACTTTAGGTCTCATCCACAAATACGCAACTGCAAAACTAAATACCATAGATCAGCCGCTACAGCGGTAAGGACGAAGTCATGCCTGAAGAAAAGAAGAAAGCCTGGCCGGACCACTTCCGTTACATCGACACCATTGGCCCGGATGGTCTTGAGGTGCACTGCATTACTTACCAGGTTATCGGAGAAACCACGCAGTGCTACTACATCGGCGACACCCATACCTGTGACCTGATCAAGGGTCCGCAATACAGCTGGACCGCCGAGGCGGTGAAGAAACGCCGGAAGCGCGTGCTGAAAGAAGGTGGTAGCTGGGGCAGGCGTTTTGCCTACACCGACAAGGCACTGGCACTGCGCTCGTACAAGGCACGCAAGTCTTGGCAGATGCGACATGCACAGCTTTCAATCGAGCGCGCCAAGGCAGCCATTGGATATTTCGGCAACCTTGAAGTCGAAAGCACGGTGCCGGCGGAGGCTGTAACCATTCCGAACGAATACATTCAGGGCTTGGGCTGGGGTGACTACTGATGACTATCAAGCCAAAACCCACCGATGCCGAAATAAAAGCCCAGATCATGTATTGGGGCTCGCAACAGATGACCTATGTCATTCGTAACGGTCTGAGCATGGCCAGGCACAAGGGATTAAAAACCAATTGGGTGCGCCGCCAGCTGGAACGCCTGGAGCGCGCCGGCCAGGTTAAGCGCGTGCCATCAGTTTATGCCAGACAGATCTGCTGGGCCTTGGTCGAGGTGGTGAGGCCATGAGAGCTGTTCGTCGTTTTATTGATGATCCTGCCGCCCAATACGGTTTCCGGTCAGTGCCCGCTACCTACGAGGACGCCGAAAAGATTACCGGCTTTCGCCTAGACCGTCGTATCAACTACGCGATTACCCAAGAAGGGGAAGTTGAGCAAGAAAGCTGGTGCACCCTTGATTGCTCCGGATGCAGTTGCGGCTGCGAGGGTGGATGTAGTTGTGGCCAGCCCGCGGGATGCAGCGAATGCGGGTACACAGGCAAACGGCGGCATCACTTTGGCTTCCCGCCCTCCCCACCAGATCGCAAGGACTCCTAACCCCAATCCCTCTACATGCCAGCCGTAGTTCGGCAGGCAAGGATTTTCTATGCCCTCACTTCAAGCTCTCAGCACCAAACAGCTCTGCCTGTTCCTGCTGGTCGTCACGCTTTACCTGATTGCCAGCGTTACATGGTTCTGCCTGGCTATCCTTCCGCTAACCGAAAACGGCTCTGACGCTCATCTGGTTGGCGCATTCGCCGGTACCGCGCTTTGGATTGTGGCCGGGTATTCGATTGCCATTTATGTAATTGGGACACCAGGAGGCAACCATGGAAACTGAAATCCTCTCAGAGGAAGAGCTGGCCGATCTAACTGGGTACAAACACCGCGGATATCAGCGCCAATGGCTTAAAAACCGCAATTGGGTCTTTGTCGAAAGTCGCGGCGGTCGCCCTCTCGTTGGCCGGATGTTCGCACGCATGAAGCTAGGAATAATCTCGCCAACGCTGGCAACCCAACCCCCGCCACCCGCCCCTACCTGGACTCCTGACTTTTCTCGAGTAAGTTGAAATGCGCCCTCGCAAAACCGAAAACCAACACCTGCCGCCACGGATGTATCAGCGAACACGCCTGCGCAAAAATGGGAAAGTGTGGACGGCTTACTATTACCGCGATGCAACGGGCCATGACATTCCGCTGGGTAAAGATATCGACCAGGCCCGTATGAAGTGGGCCGAACTGGAGTCGAAAGAAAAACCATTAGACCTACTTGTAATGAGAGGGATATTTGATCGATACGCCAGAGATATCATTCCAAAGAAGGCGCCAAGGACGCAAAAAGACAATGCCGCCGAACTTCGCCAACTGAGGTCTGTATTTGATGACGCGCCTATTGATGCAATCTCGCCGTCTATGGTGGCTCAATACCGTGATGCCCGATCAGCCAAGACGCGAGCAAATAGAGAACTCGCACTGCTCTCGCACGTATTTAACATAGCCAGGGAGTGGGGGTTAACTCGACAGGAGAATCCGTGCCTCGGTGTTCGCAAGAACAAAGAGAAACCCAGGGACTATTACGCCAATGACGACGTATGGCGAGCAGTTTATGGCTGCGCTCCACAAGAAGTTCAGGACGCGATGGACTTGGCCTATCTGACTGGACAGCGCCCGGCTGATGTTTTGGCGATGCGCCGCGACGATATGGTGGGGGATTTTTTGCTGGTACGCCAAGGTAAGACTGGCAAGCGCCTACGCATTCACTTGAACACCAGTGTCGGCCGCAGCAGTCTCGGGCTGTTGCTTGACCAAATCATGCAGCGCAATGCTGCTCACACCTCACCTTATTTCATTCTCAACAAAAGCGGTGTGCGGGTGTCCTGGCAAATGATGCGCAACCGCTGGGACGCCACTCGCTTGCTTGCCGCTGATAGGGCAAGAGCATCGGGATCAGAGGAGGAAGCAAAGCGGATTATGCAATTTCAATTTCGAGACATCAGGCCAAAGGCCGCGTCGGAAATTGCAGATATTTCGGAGGCGAGCGCACTTCTTGGGCACTCAAAAGAAGGGATTACGGAACGGGTTTACCGGCGTGTTGGAGCCATCGCCAAGCCCACAAAGTGAGTTAGTTATGGAACACCATGCCCAAAGTAATGGAACACTTCACTTTTCAGCACCCAATAAAAAACCCCGCAGACCTTGATCTGCGGGGTTTTCAGTATGGAGGCCGAGGCCGGAATCGAACCGGCGTGGGCGGATTTGCAATCCGCTGCATAACCATTTTGCTACTCGGCCATTTGTACATGACATTTAAAACGTCAGATACAAAAGAAATCGTAATGCTGTAA